GCGCCGACGCTAACCCTCCCGTCGTGGAAGCGTCACGAAACCCGTCTAGTACGCGAGGTCGCCCAGCCCACGTCTCGCCGGTAGACATGGCAGGTACAAGCGTGTACACGCTCGAAGCAATTGCGTGCAAAGCGACGGACTCGGCAACATTCAGCAAGTAATACCAAGCAGCTTCAGCGCGATGGGCATTCAGCAGTCGGAGCGCGTCTGAATTTGTTGCGCGTAATTTCGCGAGAAGATCAGTGAAAACAATCTTCGCTTCAACAGGGTAAGGGCGATTCGGGTCAAACGAAAGCGACACGTCAGTGATGTTGAACTCGCGATGTACGACATTATTTGCCGTCGCTACCCCCCCCACCTTCAGGGTGATCTCCCAACGTGTACCAATGTTGATGGGAGGCAGATCAGCGTACGACGGGGCAGCGAATGTCATTGATACGCGGGCCGGGTCAAGACTGCCCGGAATCTGCCCATCCTTATGACTCCATGAATACTCGAAGCCGTCCAGGATGCGCCAACCCGATGTACCCGGCAGCCACGTCTCATCTGAAAGGTGCGTCTGCGCCACCATCGCGTCATCAACCAACTCGACCTTGACGCTCCACGACGCTCCCATTAGACCGGCACTCCCACCGCATGAGAGCCACGGGCAAGAATGCGTTCAATCTGCTTCGCCGTCGAAACCGGGTCCACCGCGCCTTGAATGATGATCGTTACACCACTGCCACTCGAAGGACGTACAGACGGAGCAGGGCCACCATACAGAGCACCAGCACCAGTCACGGCAATAGAGCCCTCACCTCCAAATAGCCCACCAACCCAAGAACCTGCGTCCTTCATCCACTGAGGGGGCGACGGCCAGTTGATGTCCTTGATCTTATTGATGAGTTTGACGATCCAATCCCAGACCGCCTTGATGCCGTCCCGAATGCCGTTCCAAGTCATCTTGGCGACTTCCCACAGACCCTTTAAAACGTTACGGAAAGTCTCGTTCTTCTTATACAAGACCACCATTACGACGATCAACGCGATGACCGCAGCGACAATCCACGTAATCGGGTTCGCCCACAATGCAGCAGCCATAGCCCACAAGCCCGTCGTCGTCGCCCACAATGCGATGTTTAGCACGACCAAAACGGCAGCGACGATGCCCAACGCAATCGCGATAGCCTTGAACGCCGTCGGGTGCTTTTCTGCCCACGCCACAATCTCCGAAAGCATATTGACAAGCTTCTCCAAAGCGGGCAACAGTTGAGCACCCAAAGACTCTTTGAACTCGTCGGCAGCAACCTTCAAACGCTCGATTTTGCCTGCTGACGTTTCGGCTGCTGCTGCTGCCGATCCGCCCATCTTCTCAGACAGTTCTTGCGTGACCTTACTCAAATCGCCGGACTTGATCGCAGCGTCGGACAGCGACGGCACAAGACGCTTCAACGAACCAAATTGACCACCAGCGGCCTTCGCAAGCGCATCGGTAACAGCCGATAAAGGCTTGCCCGATGCTATCGCCACATCCATACCGAGCGCCAATAACTCCTGTGCCTTGCCAACGTCCTCAGTCGCCGCGACGAGACGGCCCAATGCGGGACGCAGTTCATCATCCGCAATGCCGGTAGCACGCGCCTGCTTGTCGATCCAGTCTTCAGTCGCAGCGATCTGTCCACGTGTCGCACCAGTCGCATTCTCTAGTGTCTTCGCAAGAATCTTCTGCGCACGCTCATCTTCAGATGCTGCCTTCGCAGCAGCAACAGAACCAGCAGCAAGACCACCCAAAAACGCAGCAGCAGGAACAGCAGCCTTCTTTACCGAATTTTGAATACGCTGTGTGCGTTTCTCCACATCAGTCAGACCCTGAACGGCCTTCTTAGCGTCCGCGAGAATCTTGATAGACAGAATCGCCGTATTACTTGCCATAAGACTCGCTCACTTCCTCTAAGAACACTAACGCTGTTGCGATTAGTTCACTATCCGCTTCCATCCAGTAATCAGGCGTTGTCCCCTTGAACTGGTACGCGAGAGCCAGCGCTAACCAATGCGCTGACTCCCTTGCGTAGGGTTTACCTCGTCCTTGTCCTCTTCCACGATTTCGATAAGAACAGCGTCTATATCGCAGAAATCTGTGAACTCTTTCGTGTACAACCCTTGTGCTTTTGCCGAATGCCACGCAAGGAATGTCTGCCACATCACAGGCGAATCACCTGGACTAGTTGGCCATCCTCGTTTAGCAGCAGTCCGCTCGTATGCCACCATCGACGGATTGCCAACGATGACCTCAAACTCGGTTTCGTCCAGCAGTTGCACAGCCAATTTCAGACGCTTCATCATAATGTGGTTCCCTCAATCTTCGATAGAATCTTATCTACTTCCTGCAGATAATACTTCGTCCAAATCGGCTCCGTTGCTTGCGCAGCGTGAGACACGAACGGGTTTTTCTTCACGTTACGCGACGGCCAACCCCAGTGAATCGGCATCGCGTACGGCACGCGTTTATTGTTGCCAACCCTGACGATTGCTGCCGTCTGCGTAGCAGCAGGGCGAACCGACTTGCGCAACGCCCCAGTACGCACTGGGGCACGCCTTTTCGCCTCCGTTGCAACAACCGTCGCAATGTGCTTGTGAATCGCAGTCATGTCCTTCAGGCTCAACTCCGCTTTCTTCATGCTTTTGCGGAGTTCGCGCGCGCCGGTAACTGTGACCGCAGCGTTACTCATGGCGTAGCGTCACCCAAAACAGGCTCGCCTTGGAACGCATATTCAATGTCAGCAGTCGGCTTCGTCTTTGCGTCCCCGCCCACGTCCATTGGGTTGATGACAACGTTGCCAGTAATCGCCTTATCAGCGGCGGTCGACGGCACGAACTCCACGGGCTGCACAGTTCCCTTGTTCGTCCACGTCCACTCAACAAACGAGTTCGCTTCAGCGAGGTCTTGGAACAGAGTTGCCTTCAGCGTTGCCGAGTAATCAGACGCGCCAAACTCAGTTTCACCACAAAGAAGATTCGTCTTATCGCCTTGCTCAACGTCCCACGAGACAACGCAAGACGAGACTTGGCAAGATACTTCTTTCGTTGAACCTGTCGGGCCAAACACGAGTTTGCCCGGCCCCACAGTGTAAGTCTTTGCAGGCATTTTATAATTCTCCTTCAAATAGGTTTTCTTGCCTTGATAAAAATGTGCCGAACCGTGGCGATTCGACAAGCGCCACGCGGTCTAAATGCCCAGTGATAATCTCACGGCCACACACAGTCACATTCGACAATTCAGGCGACACGCCCAACTTGTCTTCGTCCACGTCTGGCACGTCGACCTCAATCCACACGCCACCATCTTCATGGCGAATCGCTGTGATCTTGCCCAACGCCGGGCCACCGTGACCGTTTAGAAGCGTCGGGGTACGCCGTGGGATAGTTACCGACCCCTCGCGAAACGACACGCGCCCAAAGCCAGACGCGTGACCCTTCACATTCGGGACGATAACGAAACCTTCGTAAGTGCTCATAGGTCGATTTGCTCCTCATACCGACCCACATAGGCAGGAAGCGACAAGTCGCCCAACTGATACGCGTCCGGCTCAAAGCGAATCGTGTAGTCCAGCGTGTCCCAAACGTGTTGAACAAGATCGAGAAGCTTGCCCGTGTTGACGAGATTTGCTGGCTGTTTCGCGAGCACGACGATCGTCCACGACACGTCAGCCGAATCACATAAACCAGAGGGTGTCAGCGTCGGGGCAGGAACCACCAAAACACCCGGCACTGACGACCCAATCCTAGTGATATCACAGGTTGCCATCACGCCATCGACAGCGATCTGGTTAGCGATTTCTTCCGCCCTTGCGATCACGCCACTCACGACGACGCTCCGAACACGAAACGACCGGCCCAACCGATACCAATCAGTTTCTGAATATCAGGGTCAAACCGCAATTGCGCCCCACCCATGTCGCCATATTCCGCGACACCCAATGGGGTCACGCCACGGTCGTACCAACGGCCCGCAAGCATTGCTGTGCCGAGCAGCACGTCATTTGTGGGGGTGAAGACCGTCCGGTCATCGTTGAACAAGTCAGTACGAATCGCCTCTACTTGCGCAACTGCTGCCGACAGAATCGCGTCGAACCTGTCAGAGTCCACGTCCGACAGACCCCTACCCGTTAAGGTAAGGGCCTGCCCAGACGTGATCCAACTCATGTCAATTCAACCTTGATGGCTGCCGACGTGGTGAGCAACTTCGAAGCGAAGTAGCCACCGTATGCCAACTGCGTACCGAACACCTTTGGCTCGACAGCCTGCAAGAATCCGAAGCGATCCTCGTAGGCAGCAAAGCGATTTGCTGCACCAACAACCATCGCTGTGGTTGTTGCATCGAGGTCAGGCACGTAGGTGTAACGACGGCCTCCCATAGTCATCGACAGGTTGCCAAGATCAGCAACTCCGCCACCATCGCCACCAGTGGTCGCGCGGTAAAGAACCGACTGCGCTTCGAGAACCTTCCACACAACAGCATCAACCCACACATCAGTCGCGTTCTGACCCGATGCGCTACGGATCGTCAAAGCGCGAGCAGCAACGCCAGTGACGATTTCCGCAAACGTCGGATCAGCAGGGTTGACCACATCGAGGTTTCCGACAGTCGCCTGTGCGTTAAGGGCAGTAACGGCAGCAAGTTCAGTCTGCTTCGCGTAAACGGCCTCAAAGTTGGCAAGGAGTTCGTTCCAGATGTCAGGGCTCGTCCAGTCCATGACCTGCTTGGAAACGTTCGTCCAACCACCATAGGTAGCCTTCGTCAGTTCTACCGAGGAAATCGTCAGGCGGCCATCTTCAACTTCAGCCTTTTCGGCAGCCTGCAGGCCAACCTGAAGATTCTCGGAAACGTAAGGAATCGAGAACGATGTGCCGGGAATGCCGGCGAGGTTACGTACCCCGACAGTGTTCAGGAACGGACGGTCAGCGTCGATCTTCCGCATCACGCCCTCAACGATGGGGGTAGGCAGAATGCCAGAAGCGTCGCCTGTAGTCGTGTGCGGGATAGCACGCTGGAGAACGCCGTTCTCAATCTTCAAGCCAGCCGACTCAATGCGCGACATCGCCCGTTCATCGTTGTTTAGGACGGCGCGGAAACCGTCGGCCATAACCTCGCCAGCCGTGCGGTATTCGTGGCTTCGGTTCTCTACACGCGCCGGTGCATGACCAGCAGGCATAGACGACGCAGCGGCGGCAGCAGCACGCTTCTGTTCGAAATCAACAAGCCCCTCAGTCTGCTTGTCAATCTGGTCGATGCGTTCGCGGATCGCTTCAAGATTCCGCGTCTCAGCATCAACAAGATCGCGTGACTCCTTCTCAACCTGCGCGAGAATTCCGTCCATAAGTTCAATCTGGGTGGCGCGTTCTGCGACCAACCGATCCAATACGGGGTTCGACATTTTATTGTCCCTTCAAAAACGAAAATGAATGATTTTTCGTGAGTGAAAGGTTCAGTGAACGCATCGGCTAAACCATCGGCTAACGAGTAGTTGCAATTAGGTTAGCGTGTCTGGCGTAGATTTTCTACAATCTCCGACCACGCTTCAAGTTTGCGTGTCGCACGCGGATTCTCAAACGACCGAACGAGGGTCACGCGAGCATCATCAAACGCTGGCGTAGGTGTGAGTGAGACTTCTACTAATTTCGACTCACTGCGGAAAATCGTGTCCACATACTCAGCCCCAAGACGCGGGTCAAACTTCTCAACACGCTCGATAGACCTGTTCTTGATCGGCTTGAAACCAATAGACATACCAGTAAGCATTCCGTCGGCAGCAAGTTTCGCAGCACGTTGAGCGTTCTCGCCAGAGTCCAACTTCCACACGCCATCAAGACCTGTCTCAGTATCCTCCCATTTGTCGATACGACCAACAGGGAATTGCTTCGAATCGTGGAACAGCAGCAACGGGAGGGCAGCAGCAGCCTCTCTAATCGTCTTCGCGAACGACCCCGGCAAATGCACCTCATTAAACGTACCGATGTACTCCGGGACGTTGTACGGGACGGCTCGACCATGCAGGATTGTGTAGCCGTTCACTTCCTCCGTACGTGTTTCAAACCCACCAAATAGGCGTGTCTCGATATTCACATTCCTACCCTTTCCCGCCATTCTTCGACCGTGAACAAACCAGCAGTCACGCCGGCAACACCCGTAGTCACTTCTGTTGTGAAATCATCCACCAACAGGTCAAGCCGCCTAAACTTCCAGCCGTCCGCCAACGCACTCCACGTTTCTTCAAACGGGGCGATCACCGGGTTCAACGTCATCCGCAGGAACGCCGTATACATAGACCCCGGTGACTTGTAGGTATGCGACGAACTAGGAGCACCAAGCCAATACCCGTCCATGTTGAAGATATTTGCCACGTCGGTAAGCGCAAGCTTCTTCGACTCGGTGA